AAAGGATTGACCTTTGGCGGGTGCGGTGTAGCCGGCATTAACGCAACATGTAGTAGACCCACATGATATTCACCCATGTACACCACAGTGAGCCATGAGTGTGATACTGTCCATGAACTACATTGAAATACACTAGAAGACCCGCTAGAATGAGTCCTAGTTCACGCGGCAACAGAAAGTATGTTCCCAAAATCAGACCTATCCAATACGGGAGTCCTTCGAACGAGAAGGGGTCAAAGCTCCACTTCCATTGGAAATGTCCATCGTCTGCAACGACAAACCGAAGGTCTCGTGAACCATACAGGAACTCAGTGATGGATTGAATCACAATGTATGGAAGAATAAACGAATACTTTTTTGCTTCGTAAAAGGCGGCTACGGGTTGAGCGAACAAGACCACCTTTCCCATCACCGAAAGAACTCGTTCATCCACAGACTCCGTCCATCGCAGTCCCTCTATAAGCTGCATTTGAGAGACCACTAACGGAAAGAGGTAAGGTTTCCCCTGTTGAGACAGAATCAATGAACACGCTAATCCAAAGACCCAGGTCGTAAACGATACATCTGCACTGTAACACATGCTTACAAATAAGAAAACAGAATAACACAATGTCCCTCATTTCGCTTCTGTTTTCACCGACCTACCTTCGTGAACCACCAGCGTTTTTCCATCCTCGCATCTTGGTTGGACCTGGGGTATTCTTAACACCCGCGTTTGTTGAAAAGTATGGGATTACCCATGTCATCAACTGCTCGTTTGACGAGTTCTCTCCTCCATGGTGGAGAAGTCGATTTCCATCCAAATACAAAGTGTTGAATGCAGTGGATTCACTGGAGACGAATATTCTAGACTGGTATCCTGAGTTTGAATCCACACTTCATCAGTTCTTACGAGAGGGAACGGGAATGGTCTATGTCCATTGCCAAGCGGGTATGAATCGTTCTGCGTCTCTTGCATTGGCATATACATGTAAGAACTTGGGCATGGAATTCAACCATTTAGTCTCTTCAGTGCGTCGCCAACGACCCTGTATCCTTCACAATCCAGTCTTCATGAACCAGGTGAAAGAGTTTGTAAATGGACGTGTTCAAGATTCGGAAAACACGGGACAGCCCCACTACATCTATCGCGACAGGTACTCTCGATTCTTTACACCAGGGAATCGTTCAAACGCTCAAGGACTCCAAAATCAAACAGGAGAGCCTGCGGGAAGAGCTAGACCGCTTGCAAACGGAAATATCACGCCTGTGTTCCACGAATGACATTAACGACATTGTGAAGGCAAATCATCTACAAGACCGCATTCGTGAAATTCAAGACGAGTTGGAACACGCACAACCTGTAGAAGAGTATTACTTGAAAAACATGGACTTGCTAGACGAGTATTACAAGAAGCAAGATACCTCGGTCAATGCACCTATTTTGCAGTCCAAGGACGCCAATACCTTCCTCAAGTTTTTCAGTGCGTCCGTTCCCTCGGAGAATGGGTTGTCTCGCAAACAGATGTTTGATGAGTATGTTCAACGCATGAAGTTGTCGAGTGGTCCAGAGGTCGTTCAGTTATTGACGGAGCATTGCGTCCAATGTAATGTTGCACGCGAAGAGATCTCATCCGAGGGTATTTTGGTGTGTCCTCGTTGTGGCTCCGAAGAGTATGCGTTGGTTGTCTCAGACTTCCCCAGTTTCCGTGACCCACCGAAGGAACGCAACAACTATGCGTATAAGAAGATTAACCATCTCAATGAAATCTTGAACCAGTTTCAAGCCAAGGAATCGACCATCATTCCCGAAGATGTGATGAACGAGGTCATCATGGAACTCCGCAAGCGTCGAATCCACAACATTGCAGATTTGACGGAAGAGGATATACGCCACATTTTGAAGAAACTGAATCGTTCTAAGTATTATGAGCACAGGGCCCACATCCTCTCTCGCCTCAATGGAAATCCACCTCCCACCATTACCCCCGAAATTGAAGAGAAAATACGAGCCATGTTTCAAGATATTCAAGCTCCTTTTCTGCTATACTGTCCGAACGACCGCACGAACTTCTTGAGCTACTCGTACATCCTCTACAAGTTCTTCGAGCTGTTGGAGTTGGACGAATACAAGGTGTTCTTTCCATTGTTGAAGTCACGAGACCGATTGATCGCCCACGACCAAATCTGGGCCAAGATATGTTCTTACCTTAACTGGGAATTCATTCGCAGCGTATAAATAAATGTCTGTACATAAACTTCCAACTATTGAGGTGGGAGACACCAAACTTATGCCCAAGACCGATATCATACGAGCATTTGCAATGGATGCTTCGTTGAAAGAGGTGAATGAAGAGAAAGGTTACAAGTGGGATGGTCCTGTGACAGACCTCAAGAATCAAGGACCCAAAGCTTTCGAAAAATGGAAACATCTCGGTAGTCCTACAAGTGGACTACTGCGTGAACATATAGGATTGAAGCCAGAGGTTTGGAAAGAAATGAGGGACATTCTATATCCAGTTGGACTTGGTCATAATGCAGTAGGACCGCTCAATAAGAAGGGTGGTCGTAAGTCACGAAGCAAAAAAGCTCGTAAGTCACGAAGCAAAAAGGCGCGTAAAACTCGTCGCAGTGTATAACAAATGAATATGTCAACAACAACGTATGAAGTAGTTGGAGACTTTCTAAAAGTTTCTGATACAGGAGGTATACAGGATGCTAAAACTACATTCAACTATATTAAGAATGGAAATATAGAAATAACAGGACCGATTGAGACCCCAAAATCAATAGCTATACTTAGTTCTACTTCTGATAGTAAAATAGTTATAGATGCTACTGGAATTGATCGTTATAACAAACGCAACTTTAACTATGTTCCAGATTTGAGTGGATTTGTTCAAAATCTAATGAGAGTTATAGGTATTACTGCCCCTGTTGGAACTGGTATACGTGCACTAAGAGAACTCAAAAAGGGTGGTCGTAAAACTCGTCGTCGCGTTTAGGTCAGTTTAAGTACTCATCTCCAGCACGAATCGCAGCGAGTCCACTTCCAGCCGGTCTTTTCCTTCGTTCAAGTGTTTCGATTCTCGAACGCAAATCTGCAACTTCTTGAATAAGATCTATAACCGTAGAGTCTTTACACTGTATGTAGTAGGTCAGTTTATCTACAGATATACCTGTTAATTTCGATGCGTCTTCAATCGTCATGCCCTTTTGAACCGAGTTGTACCCAATTCGCTTCAATTGTGCAGTAATGCCGTTCGTAGTTCGACTGACTTCTTTAGCTATTTTAGAGGGGGTAATTCCTTGTTTAATTCGTTGTAGGAGGTAGTGAGTTTCGCCTTCGTACCATTTCTTTCCATGTCTAGCTGGGAATGTGTGTTGCATTTTGAGGGGCGCAATCCAATAGTGTAAAGTGAAAGAATCCGTTTTTAGTCGGAGTCATAAGTAAATGAACGAATCTGAATTGACGAAGAAAGTGTCGAATGATACGGTCGAAACGTACTATTATGTACTCTTCTGGATCGTAGCGGTGTTAGCGGGCATAGTGATTGTCATGGAACTCTATTTTCTAGCCGTATCCCCTAAGCGTGGATTTGCGTTGATTCTGCGTACAGCTCCGACTTTGATTCTAGGTGTGACGAATGCGTTGTTTTTATATATCCTCAGTGCAAGGGCGTTGAAATGAAAACACGCAGGAATCGACGAAAGGCTAAGTTGATCGTGATGAAAAAAGGTGAGTATCTCCGGGAACATCACCATCTGTTCAAGGTACTCCGGAATCCTACTCGACGCGCACTGAACGCTGAACTACGTGCTCAGAAGCGAGAATTAAAAGAGAGGGGACTCAAGGGGTAAACTTTTTTGACTACAAACTATAATGCAGATTAGGTACGCAAATTTGATCGCAGTGGATCTTCAAAACATCTACATATCTAATTTTGATTCTTATCGTGCTGAGGATGTTCCAGAGTTTAGACACGCTATCTTGAAGCTTGGTACAGATTCAACTCCCCTTTTACTTGCAGGTAAGACCGAGTTTGGGTTTCAAGATGGACCTGCTAATCAGGCTACATTTAATAAACCTATAGATGTTGTATCCTATCGTGGAAACATATATGTGCTTGATAGAGGAAATAATGCGATTCGTAAAGTGGACGCTCAAGGAAACGTAACT